ATCGCAGCGCTAGTCCTCGAATCCGCCGTTGTGGCACCCGCACGGGTGCATGTGGCATGTGTCACAAGCGACGTCTTGCCATGCATCGGCAACCGCCGGCGCGACCTTCGTGGCAGCGTGCGCTCGCTCGTGCGCGGCGATCTCGCCTCGGCCGGCCGACCTGGCAGCAGCCACGCCGTCGCTCCACTCCTCGCGGATCGTGAGCGTCGTATGGGTGTGTGGGCCCGGTATGTCGCACAGCACTTCGCGACGGACCAGCGAACGGGTGCCAAGCATCCCGCGGATGTTCACAGCAGCCCCCCGATGCGCTTCTCGTGCGGGCAGCGGCCCGCGTGCTCGGGGTGCCCGAGCCGGCGGCAGTGATCGGCGTTCGCGGCCCTGCAATCGTCGTCGTAGCGGTAGTGGCAACGCTCGGGCTCGCCTGCGCTGGCGCCGTGCAGCTGCGCGCGTGTTCCGCAACCACCGGTGCAGCCCGCGATGCCACACACCAACGCCACGGCCGCGGCCGCCAGCGGTTGCTCCTCGGCGGGCTGTGGCGCCGGCGACGGCGCCGGCGGCTCGGGCTCGGGCTGTGGCCTCGGCCTGATGCGGTCGACCTCCCCGCCCCCGTCGCGGCCGCGGCCGTCGAGGAGGTCGGCGACGTCACGCAGCGGCGGCGTGATGCTCAGCACCGCTTCAGCGATCCACGATCCTCGCCAACGCTCCCGAGTGGGCAGCGACAGCAGCTCGCGGACCATCACCGATGCGTCGCTGACCATCCGCGCGGCCGCGTTGAGATCGGCCACCGCCTCGTCACGCTCGTGACGCGCCTTGTCACGCTCGCGCAGCGCTCGGGCCACTTGCCCGCGCGCCTCGTCGCGCTGGCGGCGCACATCGGTCATGTCGGCCACCACGCGCCGTAGCGCGCGCTTCAGCCGAGCTTCCTCGCTGCCACCATTCCCGCCGTCATCGTCACCTGGCGTGCCCGGCCCCGTCGGGGGATCGAGGCGCCCGGTCTGATCGTTCGTGCGTGCGTTCATCCTGTGTGCTCCAGATCGTGCGTTGTGATCCGGCGACCGCGTCTCGGCAGGCGCCGGCGGATATCCGCGATGGCCTCCTCGGCAACGCGCGAGCCGTCGGCCGTCGACCCTTCTGGGTCGGCGGGCTCGCGCGCGTTCTCGGATACCTCCTCGGAATACTTCTCGGGTGGGGGGCTCTCCTGGGCCCCCCTTCTGACCTCTCCTGGGCCCCCCTTCTGACCCGCCCTGGGCCCCCCTTCCTGTTCATGGGGGGCCCTCCTGGGCCCCCCTTCTGATAGGGCCTGTGGATACTCAATTTCGAGCTGCTCGAAGCCGACGGGAACGCCGATCTTGCTCGCGTGCCCGCGGCCGTCAGCTCCCCCCGGTTCGTAGGTCACGCAATCGATCTCCGCGAGGTCGACCAGCTCGCGCCGCAAGTGCCGGCGCGACGATTGAGTGAGCCGGCCCGCATCGTCGATCGTGAACCCCGCGACCTTGCCGAGCTGATCGAGCGACACGTGGTCACTGAGCCGCGAGTAGGTCGTGGTGAACGCGAACACCGCCAGCAGCACCCGCAACTGTCGGCCCGTCACGCCGGCCGCGATCGCGCGCGCCGTCGCCGAGCGTTGCGCCATGCCGGCATCGGCGTAAGAGTCCCTCCCAGCTCCTCGCCCACGCGTGCTGTTCGTGGGCTCACTCGTCAGCTTCAGCTCCGATCTCGCTCGGGCGGGACAGCGCCCGCCGTACCGTGTCGATCTGCTCCGGTGTCAGGTCAGGGATGCGGCGCACGAAGCGACGCAGCACCGCATCGGTGGAGTGGCTCGCGACGGCCGCCCGCCGCGCGCGCTCCCGTCTGAACTCTGGATCATCTTCCTTGCCACGTGGTTTCGGCAACTGTGCTCCTCGCGACGTGCCTGTTAGCATGCTCACAGAGTAAGCTATAGCATGCTCGCGCGCCGCGGAAGTACCTCGGCCGCGCACCACGACACCAGGAGGTTTCGATGAGCGGGAAGACAACGGTTCTGGTCGCGTGCACGGTCGCGCTCGCGCTGATCGTCTGGCGCGCGGCCGGCGCGCTCGGCGCGCTCGACGAGCCGGGCACGCGATGAACGACGCCGAAAAGAAGGCGCTGCTGTGGGAGCTGGCAGTGGCCGAACAGTCCCACCGGCACACACACATACCGCTGCTCATCGGACCGTTTAGCGCCTACTGTCTCGTGGCCGCGCTCCAGCTCGCGTGCCGACACCCTGACCTCGGCGACGCGATGGCCGAGACGATGGAGCACCTTGGACGCAGCGTGACCGCCGGCCTGCCCCCGCCGGTGCAGGCGGTGCTCGAAGAGGGTTGGAACCCGGACCTCGATCGGTCGAGCACATGACGCGTCGAGGTCTCGTCGAGGTCGCCGCATGGGTGCTGCCCGTGGTCGTGATCGTGGCCGCGGCCGCGGATCGGGTGCACGTCGCCGGCGCGCTGGCGCTCGGCGTGCTCGTCGGCGTGCGGCTCAAGGGGCGACTGCACGGCCGCGAGATCGAGTACGCCGAGCAGCGCGGCCGCGATCAGGCGCGCGGCGTGCTCGTGCGCGCTCGCGAGCCGTCGCCGGCCTGGGCACGCGGGCTGCACTCGCGCCGGCGGCGCACCTGGCAGCTATGAGACCGATGTGCGCCGCGTGCCTGCAACCGGTGATGTTCGTGGCCACCGAGGCGACAGGCAAGCTGATGCCGCTCGACACGCAGCAGAACGGCGCCGGCAACGTCGTGCTCATCCGCGATCTGCTCGGCGAGCAGAAGGTCCACGTGCTCACGAAGGATGAGATCGAGCGCGGCGCGCACCCCGACCTACCGCGCTACATGCCGCACTTCGCGACCTGCCTGGCTGGCGCTTCGCGACGGGCAGCGGGCAATGTTTCACGTGAAACATCGACGTAGTTTCACGCGGGAGATATGTATCACTGCCACTTGACAGAATGACTGTTATGGGCGGGATGCGGCCGGCGGGGGTCAGCCGGAGGACGGCGGGTGTCCCCCGCTGACCTCGCCGCCGGCGGGCGTCCCCGCACGTCAGGACGCCCTTGCGCACTGCCAGTGTCGCACTACTGCGCGCCGAGCACGATGATCTTGCGGCCACGCACCACGAGCAGCCCGCCGGCGGCCGCCTTCTGCTGACCGCGCCACTCAGCGAAGTACGTGGTGCCCGGCGTCAGCCCCGACGGCCGGCCCCACCCCACACCACCGCCGCCCGGCTCGGGATTGCCTGTCATCACCGGGTAGCGGGCGGCGCGCTCGAACTCGTCCTCGGCCTGCACGTCGTCGTCTCCTGACGTGGTCCCCAGCCGGTAGGCCGACACGAGCGTCACGGCGCTCGTCGCGGCGCCGTTGTCGACGAAGCAAGACGAGCCGATCAGCACCCGCCCGCTCGTCGGTGCGACGAACTCGACGATGACGCCCGGGGTGCCCGAGAAGAACGAACCCGCCGTGCCCGCGTTGATCTGCGGCCCGTCGTAGCCGACCTGCGCCGCGATGAAGTCGGCCGCGAGCAGCCGCTTGCCCGCCAGGATGTCAGTCATCGGTGCCCCTTCACGAAAGCGCGTAGTACGCGGGGTCTGCCAGCCGCACATCGGCGCCGGCGGCGTGCGTCTTGACCACGCCGTTGACGGAGCGCGTGACCGTCATCGTCTGGCTGGCGGTCGTGCCCGTGATCGCCGTGCACGTCATCCGCTCGCCCCCGGCGATCACATCGAACGGGAACTCGTCGGGGTAGTTCGTGGTGTCGACCCACCGCGGCCCGCTCGTGGTCGTGACGTCCACGCCGGTCTCGGTGGTGTCGAGCGCCTCGGCCAGCTCGCAGCCGGCGGTGTCGTAGCGGTCGTAATCGTCATCGGTGCGGGTGTAGATGCCGACCTGATAGGGCAGCTCGGGCACACAGTTCAGCACGAGCCGATGGTCATGCGCGCCGATCTCCTCGGTGATGCCGATCACCAGAAGCGACACGTCGTCAGGATGGTCTGGCAGGTTCGCGATCACGATCCGGTCGCCCATGCGCACCCCGAGCGCGGCCGCGGTCAACGCCGAATCGCTCGTGAACGCCGGCGAGTCGAGCTGCAAGGTCACCAGGGGGAAGCGCTCCAGCTCCACCGTGCCAAGCGCCAGCTCCCACCCCGCGCGCTGATCGGCCTGCGCCTGGTCATACACGTTGACGTCCACGGGGTACTCGTAGCGGCCGACGCCGGCGGGCGGCTCGGCAACCGACAGGCGCCCGGTCTCCAGCTGCGCGCGCGCGGTCCCGCCGCCGGCGTTGGTCACCGTCACATCGTTGCGCACGTTCTGGTCATCGAACGTCGGTTCGGGCTGCGCGGCCAGCTCGCCGGCCGCGTAATCGAGGAGCAACGCCGGCGCCTGATTCGTCAGGTTCGCCAGCGTGCGGTAGCCGAGCCCGAAGACGTCGGCAGGTTCGTACAGGATGCCGCCGTCCGAAGCGGCCGACTCCTCGATCAGCGCCGGCAGCGTCGCGTTGGGTTGCGGACCCAGCGGCGCCGAAGGCTCGAAGGTCGCGACCTCGAAGCGGTGCCAGGTGAACTCCAGCGGTGTCGTGCCGGCCCACCCGGTGTCGATCGAGGAGCGCAGCCCGATCCGGCCGGCGTCGGCGTGCGTGGCATCGGTCACTTCGGCTTGCCAGTCGCCGGGCTCGGCGTCGCCGTCGGCCCAGCAGCGCATCATCAGCCGGTCGCCCACGATGCGCATGCGCACATGTATCACCGTGCCGCCGGCGTACTCCGCCTGCGAACCCGGCGCGTCGATCAGCGTGGTCTCCACACCGCCGTTGAGGTCGACGTCTCGGATGCTGATGCGCACCTGAACGTTCGCGCTCAGCCCGAAGATGATCCGGAAGATGTACATGTTGGTGTTGGCGCCGTCCTCGCGGACGATCATCGACGCCTGCGCCGCGTTGCCCGTGCTGACTTCGGGGATCGACACGGACCAGAGCGCTTCGAGATCGGCGCCGATGTTGGCCGACACGAACGCTTCGGGGATCAGCACGCGCCTCGTCGCGCCGCCGGCCTCGTCATCCTCGACGAGCCCGACACCGCCCGCCACCGAGTAATCGCTGTCGGCTCCGCCTTCGTTCTCCCACGTCCACCCGCCGCCGTCGGCGGTGCCCCATCCGTCGACCTCGGTGCGGCTCAGCTCGTCGACCAGGCGGCCTTCGAGGGTGAGATCGATGCCGTGCTCGCTGCACAGCCGCCTGATCCGGTCCTGCGCCGGCTCGCCCTCCCACGCGCGCAGCAGCGCCGCGTAGAGCGCGGCCGGCCCGCCGGCCCCGAGGTGCCCGGCGGTGCCCTCGAACTTCATCACGTGGATATGGCCGATGGCGATGTCATCGAGCCCGCCGTCGGGTGACACCGTGACCCGCGTGACGCGGCGGCCGGCGGCCGCGGAAGCGGTGCCGGATTCGCCGTCGCCGGTGAGGTCTGACAGGCGCATCGCGTGGAACTCCCACGCGCCGCCGGTCACGTCGGGCTCCAGCGACATGAGCACCGGTTCGCCATCGAGCCCGCCGGCGAACAGCCCGGTCTCGTTGTCGATGGTCGACCCGTTGCCGTCGAGCACTTCGAGGCGCAGTGTGCCGCCGGTCTCATACCGCACGAGCCACGTCGAGCGGTTCAGCTCGACCTGGAGGATGGTCTGCCCGTTGACCGACCCGCCGGCGTCGATCGCCATCAGCCACCGGATCGCGTGGAACCCGACGGTGCTCGCGGTGTAGGAACCGAGGTTGCCGCGCCACTGGTCCAGATTGAGCGTGGGGATCGGCCTGGAGCCCGGAAAGTCATCGTTGCTCGCCGGGTTCGGCTCGGCCAGCGCGATCGACAGCGGCGGCCCGCCCACCGCCGACGCGAACCGCCTCGATCCGGCCAGCTCCTCGCACGGCCAGTACTGCACTACCTCGCGTTGCGACTGGACCCACCGGGCCAGCACCGACGTGACCACGCCCGGGCCCTGGCGCAGCCGCTTGAGGATGCCGGTCGCCTCGACGGGTACCCACCGGTTGCTAGCCGACTGGTCGGCCCGGTTCGGCAGGCTCGACAGCTCCCCGTGCATGCGCCAGCTGTCGCCCACCCGCACCCGCACGAGCGTGTTCAGCCCGAGGTCGCCGAAGTAGGGAGACAGCGGGTTGCTGGCCGACAGCGCGCCGCCGTCGTTGCGGACGCTGAACGCCGCGCGTGAGTGGTCGACCTGTGGCCCCCAATTGCGCTGGCCGCGCTCGGCGCTGATGCTGTCGCGCACGAGCACGCCGTACTCGTCGGTGACGTCGACCCACTCGCCGGCGAGAAACCAGTCGATATGCGCGTCGGTGGCCACCATCTAGAGCGGCCCCAACGCGGCCTCGACACCGCCCAGCGCGCGGACCTCGCGACGCAGCGGATCGAACAGCACCCGGATCAGCGTCCGCCCGCCGACTTCGATGTTGGCGACCATCGGCGACCCGCCGCCGAGCATGGCGCGCGTCGCCGCGTGCGGGACCACGCGCGACCCGACGGGCAGCCTGGCCAGCTCGGGACCCTCCTCGCCTACCAGTGTCCAGCCCGAACGGTTGCCGCCCATCTTCGCGGCGTGCACGTGGTCGTAGTGACCCGGCGCCCGCCAGATCAGCTCCCGCCAGCCGCCGGCCGCCCGGGCGCGACGCGCCAGCTCGTCGAGCGCCCACGTCGGCCCGCCCCAATCACCCGCCGGGTTGCTCGCGTCCATGTGGTAGCTCGTCGGCGACCCGCCGACCGCCGCGTTCTGGCCAGGCGAGCGGTACGAACTCGTGAGGTACACCGGCAGCCCCGCGGCAAGCTGGCGCATCCTGGCGATCGCCGAGCCGGCGCCGACCCGTCCGGGACCGTCGCCTACGCCCTTGAACTCCATGCGCACGCTCGACGGCAGACCCGCGAGCGCGTTATCGAGCGTCGCCACGCGACGCGATACCGACTGGAGCCCTGGCGCTGACACGTTCGTCTTGACGTTGCGTGGGATCAGCCCGTAGCGGTCGGCGAGCTTGCGCGCCTGCTCGCGGGTGAAGCCCATCTTTTCGGCAACCTTGATGAACTCCTCGCGCGTGTCGGCGGTGCGGCGTTGCAGCTCCTTCTGTGTGGCGCCGTTGTCGCGCATCGCCCGGATCACGTCGTCATGCGCCGCGTCGAGATCGATCAACGCGCGCCGGTTCGCGCGGCCCTTCTCCGTCGAGCGGTCGGTCTCGCGGCCGTTGTCCTTCGCCGCCTTCGACGCGGCCCGCAGCGAATCCTCCAGGTCGAGGATCACCGAATCGAGGTCTCGCGCCTGGTCGTGGAACTCGTCGGTCGCCTCGGCGAGGCGGTCGAGCGTGCGCTTGAACTCTCGTGTGCGTTGCGCCGCGTCATTGAACGACCGGCCGGTCTTGTCGCCCGCGTCCTCGGCCTGCTCCCCGAACCCGTCGACCGTCGCCGCGGCGTTGCTGATCGACTCGCCCCAATCCTTGCGGAAGATGCCCACCACCGCGGCGACGCCACGCAGGAACGCCGCGATGCTGTCGGCCACCGCAGCGAACACGGTCGTCACGATGTTGCGGAACGTCTCCGACTTCTTGTAGGCCAGCACGAACGCGCCGATCAGCAACGCCACCGCAGCGACCACGAGCCCTATCGGGTTCATCGACATCACGAAGTTGAGCGCCTTCTGCCCGGCCGCGGCCAGCGCCTGCACGCCGGGCAGCTTCGCCAACGCCGGGATCAGGGTGTTGTACAGACCCGAGCCGATGTCTGAGAAGCCCATCGCGAGCAGCGCGGCGCGCTCGCCCATACCGAGGCTCTCGTCCTTCCACGCGCGTGACACATCGAGCAGCCCGTTGATCGCGTTGGCCGCGCCCATGCTCTTCGTGTCGAAGTTGTCGGCCGATTCGGCCGCCCGGTCGAAGCTGCCCGCCGCGTCCTTGCCGACAGACTTCGACGTGCGAGCGACGTCGGTTTGCATGCCCTTGGCGGCCGCACCGACACGCCCGAACGTCTTCTCCAGCTGGCCGCTGTCGCCGGCGAACGTCAGCGTTACTTCGTTCTTGCCGCCTCGTGCCGCCATCAGTCGACCTCGATCCCCGACTCAGCCGCGACGCGCAACAGAGCGCGCTCGAGCACAAGCGCCATATCGGCGCGCTTCTCGAAGTAGCCCTTGTACAGATAGCGGCCTTCGCGCAGGAACGGCCTCGTGACGCTCCTGTTGCGCCCCACACGGCCGCCGAAGTCCAACCACGGGTAATGCGGCGCCCGCTTCCCTCCGGCCCGCACGCGCACACGTGTGCGCGTCGATGCGACCCTCAGCGACGCCCTCGCCCGCCCCCGCCGGCGCGGTATCCGCGGCCGCGCGTAGCCAACCACGACGTCAGCAACATCGTTGAGCGCGATCCGCAGCGCCTTCGGCAGCTCAGCGTCAAGCCGCTTGAGGTTGCGTGAGAACTCAGCGAGCCCCTCGACGCGGATCGCATCAGCCACGCTTCAGCCTCTCCAGCTCCTCGCGTTGCGCGCGGCGCGCGTAGAGCACCTGCCAGCGTAGGAACTCCTCGTTACTCATCCGCCAGCGCAGCTCCTCGACCGTCATCCCGAGCCGCTCGGCGAGACCGAATTCGAACTCCAGATCAGGGCTCGTCTCGAAAGGAAAGCATCGCCTCTTTCGCGGCCGCGGCCGCGGCCTCTCCCCCGTCGGGCTCGATGATGCCTGACAGCTCACTGATCCTGGTAACGACGTCATCGAACTCGCCAGCGTCGGCCGCCTTCTGCCACGCGGTGACGTCGTCCTCGGTCATCTCCGGATCGACCATGCCCAGCGTCAGGATGCGCCGCTCGGTCGCCGCCGTGCCCTTCGCTTTCTGCACGTCGTGGAGTACCTCCCAACGCGACAGCCCGCGCACCCGCACGTCGCCGATGCCCGGCACCGCCACCGTGTCCTCTTTGAGCCGCGGCTTGATGAGCCGCGCTTTGAGATCGGTCATGCGCTCTGCGCCGTCCGGTCGATCGTGCCCGACAGCTGCAACTGCACGCTCCAGCTGATCATGTCGGCGACGGGGTTGGTCTCCACGTAGCTCTGCACGAGCACCGCAACCTCGTCTTGGGGGAGCCCCGCGCCGGCGCCCTCGGGCTGGCGGATGAACGTCACGACGGTTCCGATCAGCGGCGCGATCACACCGCGCGGCCCGGTCGACGCCGTGTTGTCGTACGTGCCCTCCATACCGGCGGTGCCGTTGCGCAGCCCGCCGGAGAACACGTGCGCATCCTGCCCGTAGGCGGTGACGTCGTGAGCGTCGGCCTCGTCGGTCAGGCTGCTCTGCTTGGTGAAGGTCGACAGGTTGTCACCGTCGAGCGAGACGAACGTGTCCTTGCCGTGAACGAATGCCATGTCAGGCTCCTGATCCTGCGATATCGAGATCGAACGTTGCAGCGATGTGGTCTGCTCCGCCGATGGTGACGGCCTCGACCTCGAAGCTGATCACGCGCACCGAGTGGAACGCGGTGTAGGCGGCGCCGGCCTCGACCACCGCCTTGACCGACCGCGCGCCCGAACCGTTGCAGTAGGCGGCCAGCTCTGTACGGCTCGCGCGATCCGACACACGGCCGATCACGAGCACGACGGGCAGCGTCAGCCGGTCCATCCCGCGGCCGTAGCTCTCGTCGAATATCCCCTCGTCGGGGTATGACACCACCGCCGCCGGCGGTGTCAGCGAGTCGGGCGGGTAGGCGAACACGCGCAGCCCGGCGATCGTGTCGAGCTGCGCCGCCACTTGATCCATCACCGCCGCGACGTCCATCAGACACCGGCCCACCATCGGGTGTAGGGACCGACGGTCACCGCAACATCGGCGTCGAGGCGCGCGAGCAGCCGGAGCTCCGACCCGAGCTCCGGGGAGCCCGCCACGCCGTACGGGCTCGTGCGCCGCGCGTGGAACCGCGACGCCTGCAACAGACACGCCTGCTCGATCGCGTCGGGAACGGCTGTCCAGCCCCACACCGCATCGACGGTCACGCCGTGCTCAGTGTCGGTCGGGTTGACCGCCGAGTCGGTGGCCACCGCGACGTGTGTCCACGGCCGGCCCTTCTGCGCCGCGTTGATCGGCTCCAGGTCGTAGCCGGTGATCGCGCCCGCCTCGACGGTGACCGTCAGCGTGTCGTTCATGACGTCGTCGACCTCGACGAGCCAACGCCGGCGCCGGCGGTCGTACGCCGCGGTGTAGCGGCGCTCCTCGGTGGCGGCCACCGCGCCGAACTGGCGGTTAGTGGCGCGGTCGATCGCGCGGCTTGCGGCCTCGACCGCGAGCGCCAGCTGCGCATCGTCGCCGGTGTCGCCGATCCGCAGGTAGTTCTTCAGATCGGCGGTGGTGACGTACGCCGGCGCCCACGCCACCGCGGGCTACTTCGCCTCGGTCTTGTTGACCTGCGCCTTGCGCCTGTCCTCGGCCTTGCGCTTGTCGGCGGTCTTGGCCAGCGCCTTCTGTTTGCGCTCGCGGTACGCCTTGATCGCCTCGGGTGTGTTGATCGCTGCCACGGTGCCTCCGATCAGGTCGTGATGTTCTCCACGGTGACGTATGCCTTGCGGTTTTGGATGTTGCCGTCGGCGCGCTCCCACGCGTGGTACTGAACCTGCCCGTTGACCGCCCGCGAGTAGGGGTCAACGATCAGCGTGAACGGCGCCACGCGACGCAGCGCGTACGCCTCGCGCAGATCGCCAAGCGCCATGAACCCGCCAGCCACGCCGTCCGCGGTGATCGCGTTGCACGCAGCGTCGAGCACGACGGGGTACCCGAGCAGCATGCGCTGCGGGCGGGTGCCGATGCCGGCCTGCGCGCTCGGGTCGATCAGCGGCCGGTCGGCGGTGTCGAGCATGTTCTTGATCTGCGTGACCCACGTGTTGCGGCTCATGAGCCACTTCGCGTTGCCGTCGTACGCCTCGTCAAGCGCCGCTTCGGCTTCGAGCAGGTTCAGGTACACCAGCGTCGCTTCGGTGTCGAGCACCACGTTCGCGGTCAGCCCGTCGTGGAGCAGCCCGAACGGCAGTGTGGTGCCGTTGCCGTTGACCCAGTCGACCGCCTGCTTACGCATGATCCGCGTCTGCAACGCCCTGGCGACGAGCGCCTGAATATCGAACGCCGAGTCTTGGAGCAGCTCGACCGACACCCGCAGCGGCAGGTTCGTGCCGGCGCCGGCGCTCGTGTACTTGAACGCGCCCAGCGCCACGGTGCCGAACGCGAGATCGTCGCCGTCGGCGACGGCGGCCTCTTCGGCGGTGATGTCGCCGGAGTTGGCGGTGTCATCGAGGGACGGGTATTCGAGATCGGCGCCCGTGGTCGTGCTGAAGCTGTCGACCTCGGCCGCGAGCCCGCCGAACGCCTGGCGGACCTCGACGAGCTTCTGTCGGAACTCCGGCGACACGGTGTAGCCGCCCTCGCTGTCGGTGCCGGTCTCCTGCGCCATCCGCGGCCCCGAGACCCGCAGCTCTTGCAGGTCGGCGTTGGGCTTGCCGGTGCGCAGGTAGTTCTCAAACGCCCTGTTGAGGTCCTCGTTCGGATCGGGGGTGCCGGCCACGTGCACGTGTAGGTCGTTGCGAACCGGCGTGTCATACGCGGTCTGCCGGGCGCGTACCTCCTGGTCGCGCCGCTTCGCCGCGAGATCGGTCTCCAGCTGTTCGTAGCTCGCGACCTCCTCGTCTGTCAGGTCACGGCCCTGCGCGCCCTCCACGATCGCGCGCATTTGCTCAAGGATTTCCTCGATGGTCATGCCGCCCTCCTCGGGCCACGAGCGCGATGCCGCGCCCGGATCGTCTGGCCGCGCCTGTTGTCAGGCGCAGCTGTGCTGTCGTTCGCGACGTGGTCAGCTAGACCGGCCTCGACCGCCTGCGCAGCCGAGTACCACGTCTCATCGCGCATCGCGTCACGCCACGAGTCGACGGTGCCGCCGGCGCGGTCGGCATAGATCGCCGCGACGGTGTCTGACAGCTCGTCGAGCAGCTCGGCCATCTGGCGCATCACGTCGGGCCCGCCCCACGCGACGCCCTGCGCATCGTGAATGAACATCTTCGCCGGCTTCTCGATCGAGACCGAGTCGCCGGCCATCGCGACGAAGGACGCGGCGCTCGCCGCCAGCCCGTCCACGTGCACGTGCACCGTCGCGTCGTGGTTGACCAACGCCGAGTAGATCGCGATGCCATCGAAGACGAGCCCGCCCGGGCTGTTGATGTGCAGGTCGATCGCCGGCGCCGTGATCTCGCGCAGCTCGGCTACGAAGCTGGCCGCGGTGACGTCCTCATCGAACCAATCCGACCCGATGACACCGTAGATGTAGACCTCGGCGCGGTCGCCGGCGGCGTTGGCGATCGACAACCGAGGCGCCGGCGCCGGCGGCGCCGGCGGCCGGCCCAGCGCACGCGCCCTGGCCGCGAGCGCCTGGAGCTGCTCGACGCTCACGCCGGCACCGCCGGCGCCGGCGTCTGAGGCGCGGTGCGCAGCTCGTCTCCGCCGGCGATCGGCGGGAGCCCGAGCACCTTGCGCGCTTCGTTCGGGGTGATCAGCCCCTCGCGGACCTTCGTCGCCAGCTGCGCCGTCTCCTGCTCCGGAGCTGCCCGCTCGATCTCGGAGAAGTCGAAGCGCAGGAACCGCGGCCGCGGTACCAGCCGCGACAGGCGTTGCTCGATCCGCGTCGCCCACGGCCCGAGCACCTGACGCGCGAGCCCCCGCTGCATCGACTCGATCCCGCTGCCCCAGCTCGTGGATTTCTGCTCCAGGTTCAGCGCGAAGCTGGGCAGCCCAAACCACCGCGCGACCTCCTCGACGCTGAACTGTCGCGACTGAAGGAACTGCGCATCGTCGAGGCTCATCGTCCACGGGGTGAACTTGAGCTTGCGGTTGATCACCGCGATCTCACCGGCGTGCTCCCACCCCGCAACCTTGCGATCAAGAGACCTCTTGATCTCCTTGGCCTCGTCCTCGTCGACGTCCTCCTCCGGGGTGACCATCCCCGAGTGCAGCGCGCCGTTGCTGAACACGCGCGCGGCCGCGCGGTCGCCGGCGATCGCCGTGCCGAGTGAGTTGCGCGCTACCGCGATCGGCGACAGCCCCCGCAGCCCGTCGGTCGACAGCGCCGGTATGTGCGTGAGATCGATGCCGGTCAGCGTGCGTTGCCTGCCGTCGTCGAGGGTGACGCTGAACACCTTGTCACCAGGGATGTACGCCGGCAGTCCGCTCTGCTCGGGGATGCGGTGCGGCCGGTCCACCGCGCACATGCTCGGGTGCACCGGTGTCATCGCCGCGATCGCGCCGCCGGCGGTGTAGTGATGCAGCAGGTAGGCGTTGCCGTGCAGCAGAAGATGCGCGAGGAGCGTCTCCCAAAACTCGAAGGCGGTCAGATCGCTGACCGCGCCCGCAGGGTCATCGAGGAACGACGCGACGGGCTGCACGGTCCCGTCGTCGGCCTGGCGCATCGTCCGCGCCGTGCAGCTCGCGATCGTCTGCGCGATCAGCGACGTAGCGCGCCACACCGCCGACAGCCCCAGCGCCGAACCCTCACCGACCGGCACGCCGGCGTAGTTGGGCGAACCGACGCTGAACCATTCCGCGAGCGCCGGATCGCCGATCGACACGAGCGCCTTCGGCTGTTTGCGTCGCCACCAGACCATGCGCCACAAGGTATACGGTCGTGGCATGAAACTGTCGTCTGCGGTGCGTGGAGCGTTGAAGATCGGCGACAGCGAAGCGCAGTACAAGGCCGCCGGCGAGCTGGCGATCACGTACGCGAAGGCGATCGACGACGGCGCAGACCTCGACGAGTACGGGCCCTTGCTCCTCGAAGTGCTCGAATCGATGCTCCTCACGCCACGCGCCCGCGCGGCCGCGCTGAAGGGGGGTCAGCGTGACCGAGCCCCGAGCCCGCTCGATGAACTCCGAACGCGACGAGATCAAAGGCTCGCCGGTCCCGCGCCTGTGGACTCCCCCCCTTCGTGAGCTGACGCCGGCGACGAGCTACGGCTACGACCTGGCCGACTTCGCAGCCGACGTCATGGGCACGCCGCTCGACCCGTGGCAACGGTGGCTCGCGATCCACGTCGGCGAGCTGCTCGCAGACGGGCGGCCGCGGTTCCGCACCGTGCTCGTGCTCGTCGCGCGGCAGAACGGTAAGACGCTGTGGGCTCGGCTGCTGACCTGCTACTGGCTGTTCGTCGAGCGCGTCGCCCTGGTCCTGGGCACGAGCACGAGCCGCGACTACGCGAAGGAGTCCTGGCGGGCGGTATGCCAGATGACGCGCACCAACGATTGGCTACGGCAGGAGATCGGCCCGAAGAGCGTCCGCGAGACCGTCGGTGAGGAGACGCTGACCACGCTCGACGGATGCCGCTACAAGATCGCCGCGAGCAACCGGCGCTCCGGCCGGTCGCTGACGGTGCACCGGCTCATCATCGACGAGCTGCGCGAGCACCAGACGTGGTCAGCGTGGGATGCCAGCACGTACGCGATGAACGCCGTTTCGCACGCGCAGGCGGTCGCGATCAGCAACCAGGGTGATGACGAGTCGGTCGTGCTCGACTCGCTACGCGGTGCGGCGATGGAGTACATCGAGACCGGCGCCGGCGATCCGCGGCTCGGGCTCTTCGAGTGGTCCAGCCCCGACGGTTCCGACCCGACCGACCTGCACGCGCTCGCGCAGGCGAACCCCGATCTCGGTGGACGCATCGACCCTGACGCGCTGATCGGTGCGGCGATGCGCGCGAAGGCGGCCGGCGGTGAGGAGCTGAACGGGTTCAAGACCGAGGCGATGTGCATGCGGGTGCACCTGATCGACCCGGCGATCGACCCGACGCTATGGGATGCAGCCGGCACCGACACGCCGCTCGACCTCGCCGAGTACCGCCGGCACGTCGCGCTGTGCGTCGATGTCGCGCTCGACGGCTCGCACGCGACGCTCGCAGCCGCCGGCGTGATCGACGGCCGCGTTCACGTCGAGATCGTCGGAGCGTGGGACGGGTTCGGGTGCACGAAGCGGATGCGCTCAGACCTGCCCGGCATGGTCGCGAAGGTGCGGCCCCGCGCCTTCGGATGGTTCCCCGCCGGGCCCGCGGCCGCGGTCGCCGCCGACCTGTCAGGCGCCGGCCGGCGCGACTGGCCACCGAGGCGCGTCGAGATCGAAGAGATCAAGGGGGACACCGCCGCGGTGTGCATGGGCCTGGCCGAACAGGTCAAGAGCGGCGATCTCGTGCACCCGCGCGACCCGATGCTCACCGCGCACATCAGCGCGGCCACGAAGCTACGCCGCGGCGATGCGTGGGTATTCACCCGCCGCGGCGCCAGCGCGATCGACGGCGCCTACGCGGCCGCCGGCGCCGTGCACCTGGCCAGGACGCTCCCCCCGGCCCCGCCCCCGCTCGCCGCACTGTGAATACCACGGAGATCCTGGAGCCTGCAGCTGCTCGAGCAGCTCCGCCGGCGTGATGTTTTCACGAACCGCCGGCAAGCTCGGTCTGCCGTTGCTTGTGCGCGAGGTCGCGCTCCAGCGCCAAGACGCGGCGCTGTGCGCTCGCGATGTCATCGAGCAGCCCGCGGCCAGGGTCATCGCCCTGCGCGGTGCGTAGGTCGACAACCTCCCGCAGCGCCTCGACCATCGCGCTCGTCGCCGCTAGTTCGTTGCGCATCGCTTGGGTCAGGTTGCTGTTCACGAGCGTATGGATCGTGGCCAGCTGCCCGGTGGTGCCCAGCGCCACCGCGGCCGCCTCGTGCGCGGCCGCCTGCGCTACCTCGGCCGCGGCGATCGCGACCTGCTCGACACGCGCCGCGACCTTGTCCTGTCGGGCCCAATCAGCGTCTCTGGCCTTGGCCTGCGCACGATTGTTGAGGTAGTTCAGCACCGCCGGCGCGAGCACGGTGCCCATCGCCGCGACGATGACCAGGGTGACGGTGTCGCTCACGCGCGCACTCTACGGCGGCGCGGGCAAAAAAAGGACACGTACGGCGGGTGTCCGGGGTCAAGGTCGCCGAACTTTCGGGGGGCCCCCCGTCACCAGCTCGACACGCGCCGCGGCGCCGGCGAGACCTCCGGCTTGCCCACGTGCCCGTTGCACGCCGCGCACGCAGCGACCAGATAGCGGGGGTCATCGCCGGTGACGGCGCGCCCGAGCACGTGATGTGCGCAGGTGGCCTGGCCTGTACATACGCCGGCGATGGCCAGCACGCACCGGCCTTCGTTCTGCTCGACGTTGCGCGCCAGCACGCGTGCTCGTGTGCGCCGCCACGCGCGGGTGCTGCCACGCGCCCACGCGCCCAAGGTCAGTCTTCGTTGGCGTCGAGCGCCGCGTCGATCGCAGCCACGGTCTCATCGGCCTCGGCGGTGCGCGCCCGCACGAGCTGACCTACGCGGTCGATGCGTGTCAGCAGGTTGAGACCGGTCTCGCTATGCGCGTGGCGTACGCCGTGCTGATCGTGGCGCACCCGGTAGAGCGTGGCCTTGCCCATCTGGAGCCGCGCGGGCTCCGCTGTCTTGTCGGTGCGGTCGGCGAGCCGCTCCAGCAGCAGTGTGCTCGTGCGACGTGCAACGCGCTCGATCTCCTCGACTGTCACGGGCTCCTCCTGGTCCATCAGGTTGTCTATGTCGATCGCGCCGGGGTCCCAATGGCGGTTCTCAGGCACGTGCTGATGGCCACACCAGCCTTCGTAGCGACGCCATTGCGTGCCGGTGAGCTCACCCGGATTGCCGAGCCCGTACTGCGCGCGCTCCCGGAACTCCACGCCGCACCGGTGCGGTATCTCGGTGCGCTCCTCGATCTCGCCCATCAGGCGGCGCAGGTTGCGCACGCCCTGGCCATCGCCTCGGCTCCAGTCCGGATCGCCCGCATAGGCCACCACCTCGATCTGTATCACGCCTTCGCGGTTCGTCTCTATCGCGTTGCCTAGCCTGTTCTCCAGCGCACGCGCCGCGGTGTCGAGCGGCAAGTGTTGCCAGACGGCCTCGCGGTAGGACAGGCGGTCATCCGGGATGAACGTGAAGTGCGGCCAGGACTCGTGACCGAAGTAGGTCGTGCCCGGTGTGAAGCTGCTCGACTCCGTTGTGTGCAGCACGCCTATCGTCACGCGCCCTACGAAGCTGCCCCCCGATCGGCTCGCGGGATTGCGGCGCACACCGGGCAGCCACGTCATGACGCAGGCGGCCGGCGGTTGCGCACCTTGAACACCGCGTAGACACCGCCGCCGGCGGTGACGCCAACAGCTGCGATGTGCGACAGCTCATTGAGGTCAACCACGCTGTCAGCGAAGGCCGCCACCAGAGCCGTTGCGATCATCCCAACGGCGCCGGCAACGGCCTTCGCTACCTCGCCTATCCGCATGCGATCCCCGAGCCCTGGTTACCCACGTGCCCGGAGTATCGCAGCGCTAGTCCTCGAATCCGCCGTTGTGGCACCCGCACGGGTGCATGTGGCATGTGTCACAAGCGACGTCTTGCCATGCATCGGCAACCGCCGGCGCGACCTTCGTGGCAGCGTGCGCTCGC